ATAACAGCTGTTAATGCAAGTGTCAGAAAGTCTGGTCCCACTGTTCTATCCTTTTTCTATATTCTAAATCACTTAGGCATCGCAATATTTCTAAGTACCCCAGGTAAACCTCTTACACGGGTAATTGGTATCTCTTCCCTACCTCCTATCTCTGTAATAAAAGGTGCTATTGAATCCAAAATAGGACCTACGATAGGTACATTTTGTAGAGGAGCATCAACAGTTCTTGTAGGTTCTATATTATATTTGCTTGGATCATATCCATACTGTCTGAGACTTGATTCAAAATTTGTATCTCCTCCAATCATTTTTCTAGCTAAAGGGTCTATAACTCCGTGTTCAAGTACATCCATACCAAAATCAGCTGCTGCATTTAAAACATATCCTGGTATAACACTTACTGCTCCTTTTGCTAATGGATATGCTCCATAAGTACCTCTTGCTGATAATTGACTTTTTAAACTCCAAGGAGTACCTGCTTTTTTTGCAATCTTTCTACCAAGCAAATCAGCTCTTGCTTCTGACTCTAATATATTTCTCCATTCAGGACTAACTAATTCAGAAATAGCTCCTTCAATCATTTGCCCACGTAGGCTTTGATCAGGATTAAATACTCCAAGACCAGCAACTAAAGCTCCAGTAGGACTTCCACCACCCACTTTAAATTTCTTTCGTATTTCCTGTGTTTCTGCTGGACTTCGTTTATTAATTAATTTTTTCCCTCTTGGAGTTGAATAATCAAGGGCGTGTCCTAATTCATGAGCTAGAGTGGTGCTTCCATATAAGTAACCAGCTGGTAAGTCTAAAGGTATCGAAGGATCATCGAAAAGTTTAGATGAAGGATCTATGGTTCTTTTAGTTACACCTAAAGGAGCACTAAATACAGTTCCTTTGTTTCTAGACATATAGTTTCCTTTAGGATCTTTAATATCTATATCTGGAGTAAAAGCTGATTGAAGAAATGGAAGAGATGGGTAGTAATCAGTTTTTAAATCTTTTATTGCCCCTAATTCCATGTCAATAGGATTAAACTTTGAAGAAATTATATCTAGCTCTGCACTGGTTATATTAGGTTGTCGTTTAGTTACCTCTTCAAGTAAACGTTTCTTACCTCTCTGATGTTTTTTTATAGAACTAAGAGGAGTATCTCCTAATCTTCTGCCTCTATTATTTGGAGTCGCTTGTATTTCTTCAGGAATAATATTTACAGAAGAACCTCCTAACTGTCTATAAGCTTTGACTATATCTAATGCTTGTTTTGTTTCAATTGGAATATCTGCATCTAGTAGAAAATCTTGAGTTCTTTGATTAAATTTTTGACTATAGTATTGAGCATCATCAAGTAAATCGTCTGCAAATCGTCTAGCTTTTTCTTGGAAATTTGCAGGTTTTTTTGGAGAAGTATCCTTAATACCATATAAGTCTTCAAAAGATCTAAACTTTTCCTTATCCATAATTAATTAGAACATTCTCATTTGATTAAAAGGATGTCCTTGCATTTTCTGCTCAACGGAGCGTAAATCTAAAGGAAAGTTAAACTTAATCAGTTTTCCAGAACCGCCAGGATCTCTTATAAATGTTGAATGTGGATTAGCAGTATTAGCACGAGCAAGTTTAATAGGAGGAGCTAAAGGATCTGTACCTTTAGGATTCATATAATCGTCATATTCTTTTTGATACTTCTCTTGTAACTTGTCATAATCTTCCTTTGGAACATCACCTCTAGCAATAGCTTCATCTAATGTTCCAGCGGCAAGAGGCTGAGGAGAAATTAAATCACCTACAACCAATCCAGGTAGTCCTCCAGCAAGTCGTCCCACTGGACTCAAGTTGGCTAATGCTCGTAGTGGTCTTTTAATTATTTCTCTACCTAATGGAGTTGGTCCTGACATAAAACCACCTTCACTTGCAGGAACCCCTGGACGAAATCCACGAGTTAAATCCCATCCTCCTAAAGATCCTCCTTTACCAAATTTTCCTCTTTGCTTTATGTCATTAGAAATTAAATCACCCCAGCTAGCTTTAGCTTCATTAGGAATCGATTTATTTAAACCACGGTTAAACCACTCCATGGCTTTGCCAGCTATATTCATTAATCACTTACAATTTCTATATTAAAAGTCTAACTGAAGGTTACCTTTCCTCATTAACCCTGTAACTAGCCACACTAAAGCGTCTACACAATCATCATGACTACTAACACCAAAATTAGTTAATTCTTCAAACATATTTGTAAAGTTTCTATATCGGTTGAAGATAATTTTTCTATCTTCAAACATTCCCATAATTCCTCTAAATCTAGCTAACTTATCTGCTCTAAATCCTTTAACAGGATGCCAAACTAAATTATATAGATTCTCTCCTTGTAAACAAACTCGTTTAAAGTCAGCTTCTAATGAAGCCTGGTATTGAACTGCTTCTGACCAAATATCACATGTTGAATAAGTAGGATAATAAATACCGTTTTGATCTTGTCCTATAACAGACCAATCATTTAATAATTCTTTTAAAGCATCTAATTTTTCTAAGTTACCCATTACTCGTATACGTCTGTAATCAATTATGTGTATACGGTCTTCAATTCTCCCTCCAAGGACCATAACTGTGTAGTCATTCTTTTCTCTAACACCTGCAGATAAGTCAACTCCTATTCCTAACGTATCAAATTCCGTTGTTATTTCGGCTTTAACAATTAACTCTGGTGCTAGTGATAGTTCATTTTGACGAATAACTTTATTCATATACTGGAATGAAAAAGCAATAGGAGCTTGTCGTTTCTTTTCTTTTAGATACTCCAGTGACCACATGTCAGGCCAATAAGATTTCTCTTCACCTGTTTCTTTATCGTTATTAATTGCAGATAAGACTATTTGAGTCCAGTTATTCTGATCATTAAAAGTAGTTGAATGAATATCATCGTGTCTAAACCTAGTTCCTAAACATATAGCTCTAGCTCCTTCAAACATAGTTGGTGCAATAACAGCATTCCAGTTATCTTGCATCTGTTTTCTAATATCTGGATTAGCTATATCAGCAGCAGATTTAATAGCGTCATCAATCATTACAAGATGAGAACGCTTAGATGTAACAGAACCTTTTAATCCAGCAGCACATAAAGTAAATTGTTCTTCACCAGTAGTATCTATTCCTGCAAATTTATGATCAATAGACCAGTACTCATTACTTGTAACATTCTTTAAAAGACGTACATGAGGAAAGACTTCTTGATATCTTTTACTTTCAATAATTCTCTTAATAGTTGCAGACTTAGATCGAGCAATATCAACAGTGTAAGAAAGATAGAGAATTTGTAATGGTAGCTTAGCTTCTGTATGTATCCCAATAGCCCAAGCAGTAAGTAAACCTAAAACTGTAGACTTAGCAGAACCACGAGGTGCTAAGAGATCTACATTTGGTCCAGCAATCTTAATTAAACAGCTACTATCTTCTTCAGTTACAAAATGTCTATGCCATTCTTTATGGTGTTCTGCAGGAGGTTTATCAGCTACATATTCACAAAAATAAGCAAAGTCATTTCTGGCTTTTTCTAATAACTCTAAATTCTTGGGTATCTTAATCTGTTGCTTACGAGCAGCAGCCTTAGCATTACGTCTATATGCAAGATGAGTATAAGAAGGCACTAACTGTATTCAACGTACTATTAAATACTAACTTATTTCTTTTCTTTTGACTTTTGCTCTTTATACTTACGTGCTTTATCTAAAGCTTCTTTACGCTTCTCTTTATCTGATAACTTAGTACCATCATCTTTCTCTTTATTCTTATTCTTAAAATACTCAACTAACTGAGGAGGCATCTTACCTTTAGCCATATCCCTATTTAAATTCTGAATAAATATATTTTAGCGTAGCTACTCTTCTGTAATTAGTTATCTTCTACCTCTAAGTCCTTTGAGTATATTTAAAAACTGAGTATATTTAGAAAGATTTTTCTCTAGGAAATCAGTTCTTATATCAGGTTGTACATCTTGTTGCTCTCCAGATCTACGAAAGACCTGGTCGGGAGGTCCTGGAAATCCTATGTCAAAACGAGGAGGGTTAATACCTGGCCTATCTCTCCAACCATCTATACCCCACGATGGTTTAGGAGGATTAATACCTGGTCTGTCTCTAGGAGGATTTATCCCCCACTTAGGAGGATTAATACCTGGTCTATCTGGTCCTGGTAAAGGTCCTTCAAAAAATGGAGGTTTCTTATCCATCCAAGGTGGCTTACGGCCTTCTATAGGTCTACGTTCTGGAGGCTTTTCTCTATCTGGACGACGAGGTCTTCGCTTTTCAAACTCTCTTCTGTCCCGTTCCATTCTTTCTCTTCTTTCCCTATTTCTATCATCTCTCATTTCTCTACGTCTATCATTCATTCTTCTCCTTCTATCTTCCATTGATTTTCTCCTTTCTCCTCTACCTGGAAATTTAGGAGGAATTCCTGGGCCACCACCAATACCTACATTTCTTTTCTCTTTATTTTTTAGTACGGGTCTGCCTCCTCTTAATGAGTCAGGTTCATAAATACTTAAGTCAGTACCAGGAGCAAATCTCGACATTTTTATCTATATTTATTATTTTTACTATTTTAGAATAACTATTCTTCTAATTGCATTCTTGCCCAGACACTCATAGTTGCTTCTTCTAAAGGTATTTCAATTGGATCATCTTTAAAGATAAACATCAACTCACGTATAGCTCTATCGGCTCCAGCCATTAATAAACCTTTCCTGTCCTTAGTACTTGTAAATTGCTCTATCTGTGCGATTGTTCCACGTAATTCCTTTTGCATTTGAGCAATACGAGCAACTCCTGCATCACGCTTAACTAATCCTGTTTCTACATCTTCTCTTAACTTACGTATATCTTCCTGCATCTCATCTATTTCAAATAGAAGTTTCTTTCGATGATCAGGTTTTGTATAGGTATCTTTTAACCAAGCGTCACATGCAACAATACTTCCCTCATAACCAAGGAAACGTGAATATAGATAAATTTCTATTATTGAATAATTCTCTGAGGCAAATGAACAAAATGACTCCTGTGTAGAGGAGTCTAAATTATCTACCCAAGTATTAAATACATCAATATTTATACGCTGATTGGGACTGCTTACGATCTCTTTCTTCTTCCCTTTCACGGAACTCTTGTTTCTGGCGATCAGAGGCTCTTTGCTCTGTAGCTCCTTTACCAATGGTTTCTCGTTCTTGGGCACCTGCATCCTCCAATTTCTTCTTAGAAAAATCGTAGGCAACTCCAGCGGCTTGACGATATTTGTCTATATCAAACCAGTCGTCATCACCATAAGTGTCTTCTACAGCCATGATAGTAACCTACGTTAAGAAAAACTAGAAGTTGCCCATCATTGAAGCAAGACCCTGTGAGAAGATGTCACGACGACCTTCTACAGACTTCTGACGTTGCTGACGCTTTTTAGATGCTTCAAGACGATTTAATAGCTGTTCAAATCTATTAATATCAAAATCTTTAGAAGTGTCTGTAGCGCCTTCATCAACACCTGTATCGTAAGCAGCCATTTACTTTAAAAATTACATTACAATAATTATAACAATAGGAATATCTAAACTACTAACTCCAGAACCCACTTAGTGCTCCTGTAATAATATTTGTATCGGATTGGATACGAGCAATATCTTTCTGACCCTCAGTCTTAATCTTTGCAGTCTCTTTATCAATATCTCCTTGAAGAGAAGTTAAACCAGCACTGTATAGATATTTTCTAGTATCTCTGATGTTCTGTGTACCTTCTTCAAGCTCTTTAACTGTTCTTGCTTCTGAGAAGTAATCTGTAAAGTCAGGGACATCAATACCAGCCTTATCTGCTAGATCTCCTCTGTAACTTGGTAGTAAGTTAGCGTCAAAGGTATATTTACGTTTACCTGTTCTATTACCATCATCATCGACAGTTTGCTTACCAAACATCGTATCGTAATAGTTATCTAAGTAACTTTGATTAAACTTCTTGGTATATTCAGAGCCTGATTTAATAGAATCACGAAGACCAGCTATACCAGCACCACCATAAGCACGATCTTGTAGTCTTGATAAACCTTTACTTATTTCATCCTCAGTTGCTGCTCTACCTAACAGATCTTCATATGCTGTCTCGATACCTGTAGTTCTTTGTCTACCTAAGATACCTGTATCACCATCACCAGTTCCTATGTAGGTTTCTTGTAATTGATTTACAAAATCTTGCGGATTAGTCCAGTTATCCCAATCAGTATCCCACTCATATTCAGGAGGAGTATAAGGAGGTTGGAATGTAGTATCTGGATCTTCCTGTGTTGTTACAGTTGTACTTGCAGGTTGGTAATCATCATCCCCTGGTTGTCCTTGAGCTTGAGTAGTAGTTGTAGTAGTTGATGTAACTGTAGGCACAACATTTGGATCAGCTGGATCTGGATAGTCAGTTACGTCTGTTTGACCTGGAGTCATTAAATTGTAACGACTAATATAATTCTCTAATTGACTCTTAGCATCACCAAAACCTATAACACCTGAAGTTAACTGATTTTGAAGGCTATCATAATAAGACTGTAGACCTCTACCGCCAGCTGCCTGACGACCTTCTGACCTAGCTCTGTCGTAAGAACTTTGCTTCTCAGCACGATCTGCTAATCGATTTTCACGTTCAGTTTGGTACTGCAGATACTTCTCAAACGATTTATCTGGTGGTAATGGCTTAGGAGCCTCAATAACAGTTTTAGAGCCGCCCATTATCCAAATCCTCCAGAGATTGGTCCGAACATACCAGCCATTGCAGCTTGGTTTCTTGCTACTTCTTTTCTTATCTCATGCTCTCGTTCTCTACTCTTAGATGCCCTGTAATCAGGATCAGTGAGTAGTGCAATCTTTTGTTTAGAGTCCCTAAAGTTAGCATCTCTATCTAAATCTCTACCTACTGTTTTATCCCACATCTTAGCTGCTTTCTGTCTTTGAAAATCTAAGTCTGCACCCCAACCGAAAGTAGCATTCCTTGCTGCAGTGCTTTGGGCTATGTTCCCTTTACCTACATCTTTATGAGCACCAGCAGCTATATTCGCTTGATGCATACCGGCTTGAGCTGTTGTGTTGGCCGCATTTTGCATCGCACGGCCTTGCATTATCCCTCCTAAAAGAGAAACTCCTGCACTTGCCAACATCCATGGTCCCATTCCGCCTGCTCCTCCTGCTCCTGATTTTGACATCCATGATGGACTCTGGTCTAACATTCCAGAGTCATACATCCCTTTCCAACTCAATACTGAATCAAATGGAGATGTATACGCAGATCCGTTCATCTTATTTTACCCGAAGTACTTTCTGTTAGGAACAGATCCGGGATCAATAGTTTTGACATTATCCATTAGAGCTATACTCCTTATGAAGTCTTGTGTTCTCTTAGCTTGTTCTTGTGCTGCTTGTAGTTGTATAGCACCTGGCATTCTAGCTATATCCGCTATTTGTCCTGGTAGCTGCATCATCATCTTTGTCTTTGCTCCTTCTCTTGAATATCTCAAAGCATCTTCAAATCTTTTAGAATCAGCAGCTATATTATCTTGATTTATTCCCCTTAATAAACCTGCCGCATCTTTCATAAAGGAATTAGGATCTTGAGGGTTATTAATTCTTCGCTCAGCTTCTATATTAGTTAGATACGTACTATATCCATCAAGAATTTCCTTTTTAGCCTTAGCAGTCTCAGGCTTATTTATATCCAAAGTGCCCAAATCAGCTGGAGTCATACCACCATGAAATCTATTCAGGTAGTCTTCCATGCTAGCTATTCCTGCCATATTGCCTACTTGTCCTGTCATGGTTATAAACTCGAGGGATCTAAGATTGCTTTGTAGCGAGGATCATATTGTATCCGAGCTCTTCTTGTAGCTCCTGTTTCGCTCATAGCTCTATCATACAAGCTCATCATCCCAGTCATCTGAGTGATTTGTTGAGCTAATTGTCCTTGAGTATTTAACAGTGCTTGCTTAGCTACTAATTCTCTTTGTAAGTTTTTCTCATAAAAAGGATCTGCTGTTTCTAAGGCTGTTTGTTGTGCCTTCTTAGCAATCTCTATATCAACAGCGGCTTGCTTTTTCTGTTGGTATCTCTTACCTATACCAGGTATGTCAGCAAAGATTCCACCAAGACCTCCAGCAGATGCGCCATAAGGTAGAGCACCAGCAGCCACTCCAGTAATTCCTGTTGGACCACCTCTTTGACCAGGATTTAATACTTGTCTCTTAACACTCTGAGCAGCACCTACCGCAGTAGCAGGAGCAAGTAATCTTAATGCTCCACCAGCCATTTTTATATAAGGATTTGGACTAGCCATCATCCCTGAAGTAAGTCCTGTTGTTAGTCTATTTGCTCCTATCGCAAGGCCAAAATCTATAGGCGCAGTAAGAACAGCACCAAGAGGATCTCCAGCTAGCGCTTGATCTACTAATCCCAATGTTGCAGCAGACTTACCAAATCTTCCTCGTCTAGCTACGCCAGTAGGTGTATACCACATATTTCCTTTAAAACCAGCTGCATTTACATCTGCTGGATCAGTAGAAACATATTTTCTAAAACCAAAGTCAGGAAGCTGCGGACCAGGACTTTTATCACCGATCATCTCGGTAGCCATTGGACTTACTTTTAGCCATTCCCTCCAACTTGTAAAAGGTTTGTCTGCCATTATTTAATACAAGTTCTCTTAATATATTTAATTTTATCAGGGGTTATACTACTCATACGGACTCATTGGTAATTGTGTGTTTTTTTGAGTTGCTGCTAACGCACGATTGAACAGATTTCCAGCCAAGGCTCCACCAGTACTTCCTGCTAGACCACCCGCCATCGCTCTAAGGATGGGTGCTTTACCCATAGTTCGCGTTTTGACGGGCTTGCCGCCGATCCCTTTTAATCCCTCCTGTACTGTCGTTGTGACCGAAGGAGCACGTTTTATCGCTTCACGGGCACCTACTAGCCCTCCTGCTAGTGCAGTGACTGAAGGTACGCTTACTGGGTAACCTAAAAACCTGGCTTCTGGATTTCCCTGCAGGTTCTCACCTGTGAACTTTACAAGTCCACCTGTTACCTTGCCTACTGGATCTGGGTTGTTATACAAGAAATTAAGATACTGTCCATAACGCTGTTTAGTTAGCGAAGGTATCTCTTCTTGAGCTGAAGAATACTTTAATGGTCTACCTGTTCTACCCTGGAAGAATCTTTGAAAGAGCTCTGTTCCTGGGTTAGCAGTTTCGGTAGGATCATCTGATCTTGGAGTATTTTGCTTAAATCCTTTTGGCCTACCTAGTTGAGCAAGATTAGTAGGATCATAAGCACCTGTCATAGCAACAGCTGGTTGAACAGCTGCTAAACCAATTAAACTTGCTTGATACTTATTTAACTGACCTGTTGGATCAACTGCTCCTCTTAGTAGCTCATCAGCTATAGCTAAAGGATGATTCATTCGCCAATAATATTTTCTTGTCTCATCAGAACTAATGTCTCCAGCAGCTCTAGCTACATATGCACCTGCTGCAGCTAAAGGAGTATCTTTAAAATTTATACCTTGCTTCTTTATAGCTTGTCGCCACTCAGGGTCATAAAAGACATTACGTCCGTAATCTGGTCTTTCTCCTGCAAGCTGAGCCATAGCTCTACCACCTGCTTGTATACCTCCTAATACACCTTCTGGTTTAATATTGGGATTTCTAACATTTTCAATATCTTCCCCTAATTCTATCCTTATTCCTTTCTTTAAAAAAGAATCATCTGTCCTCTGCTGCCTAACTGCCTTAGGTAACGGTTTAGTTGATTGTTTACCTGCTAGTCTCATTGTCCCTCTTGCTGAAGCCTACGTAAAACCTCTGGCGGAAGATCTACGCCTGGGTAGTAGTACTGCTCTGTTAGCTGTGTAGGAATTGAACGATCTTGATATAACGAACCTCTAGTTACTAAATCTACTAACGGATAAGAAGCTACTGATGCACCTATATTTACACCTGTTTCTAAAGCTGAAGGTTGATATAAACCTTTCTTTATAACTTTACCTGCTTTGTTTACTAAGTCTCCCTTAACACCTGGTCTGATCCCTCTAGCTAAAGCTATAGCTGGTGTATTCAAAAGAAAATCACCTAAGCCATAAGCAACTGCACCCATTGGTCCTGCAGTTAAACCACCAAATAATGCATTTAGAACTGATCCAGGTGCTGCATATTGTGCTGCTCCTCCTAAATTCTCTAGAAGTTGTCCTGCTATTTTTGTTTTTGCTTTAGACATACTCTTCCCCCTATCAAACTATTTTATCTGGGCTTATCTCAGGAGAGCCTTCTTCTTTATCTTCTACTGTTTTTTCACCTTCTTTTTCTTCGGCTTTAACTTTTCCTGGCTTGTCTGGTACTGACCCTCCTCCTTCTTCCAATAACTGAGCTACTGTCTTATCTCCTTCGCTTTCACCTTCAGCTCTCTTCTCCGCTTGACCCATTAGATAGCCTCTAGGATCTGGGTTACGAGCACTAGGCATTACATTTCTAACTGAATCAGATGGATTCAATGTTGGACTTAACTCATATAACTCCACCCATCTTTGACTGAAGTCTGGCTGATCCTGAGGACGTTGACGTGTCAGAGGCTTACCTTCATTAAAGTCATAATCTTGAGCTTTACGAAATCTACCTAAACCTTCAAATAGTTGAAAATCAGGTTCTGGTTCATCTCCATTTTCTGTTTTAT